GTTAAGTTAAAGAATAACGTACCTCATACATACAATATTACTTTTTTTGGAAACACTATAAATCTAAAAGACGTTCTTGCTGATAGTCAGTTATCATCTTTACAAAAATTAAATGACTATAATCAAATTTATAATTTTAGTAATGTTACAAGTGCAATGCAAGTTGCTGAAGAAAATGGTAATATTATAGTGCCTTTAATCACACATACAAACAGATTAATTTACGATAGTTCTAGTCATACTGCATTTGACCCAGAAGCTACTATTAACAACATATCACATCACGGAACTGGTACACACAATCAAAATGGTGTTGAATGGAATCAGTTTAAGTATGCAATAAAAGTACAAGCTATAATAGATGCTATACAATCAGAATCTTTTGTTGGTGGTCAAACATTAACTTTTTCTGATGACTTTTTTAATGATGATACAAATGACGAATTTGATAATTTGTTTTTATGGTTGCATAGAAAAAAAGGTCACGTAGATGCACCAGCACAAGTATTACAAAACTTTACACAAGTAACAGAATTAGGAACAACTGTTTGTGTGCCAACTACTAATTGTCAGCCATCAACATCAAATGTTTTAAATGGTGTTTTAGCATTAACTGCTCAATCTCCTTATAGCATATCTTTTTTAAATCTAAATGTAACACCTCCAAATACATCAGATGCATATACAATTAGAGTTATAAGAGATGGCTCAACAATAGTAGGAGAAACAACTGGTACTGGAGCAAAACAATTAATAATAGTACCTTTTAATAATAGTACATACACAGTACAAATTGCATCATCAACAAATATGACATTTGCAACTGGTAGTATTCAATGGACTGTATCTTGGACTCAAGGAGGTTTAGGATTTGGACAAAATGGACAAATGGTTTATTCAAATGCATCTACATTTGCTACAACTGCATTTACTGAATTTAATATTCAAGAGCAGATGCCTAAAATGACTATTATAGATTTTTTAACTGGTCTTTTTAAAATGTTTAATTTAACTGCTTATGTAGATAATGATGGAGTTATTGTTGTAAAGACGTTAGATAGTTATTATGCATCTGGCTCAACAACACCAATTGATATAAGTAAATACATAGATACAGAAAATTCAACTGTTGATGTAGCATTACCTTTTAAACACATTGATTTTACATACAAAGGTTTAGGAACTTTTTTAGCTAAACAATTTGAGCAGTTAAACAATCAAAAATGGGGGTCTTTATCTTATAGCTTAAATTCAGATATATTTGATGCACCAAGTAAATCATATAAACTAGAATTACCTTTTGAGCATATGCAATATGAAAGACTTTATGATGTAGATGGTGGTAGTGCAACAGATGTTCAATGGGGTTATTTTGTAGACGATAATCAAGAGCCTTACTTTGGCTCTCCTTTATTATTTTACCCTATAAGACTATCAAACGAAACAGATATAAGAATAAGAGATACAGAAACAAGTAGTGTTGAAGATATTACAGATTACTATATCCCATCAAATGCTTTGGCTTTGACATCAACTGCAAGTAAATCTAATATACATTTTGGTAATGAGATAAACGAGTATCAAGCAAATCAACCAGCAGTAGACCCTTTGGCTTTTACAGATAGTTTATTTGAAACAAATTACAAGACTTATATTCAAGATGTTTTTAATGCAAGAAGAAGAATCACAAAAGTAAGTGCTTATTTACCATTTGGTCTTTATTATAATTTAAAGTTAAATGATTTAGTAAAATTTGGAGAAAATGCTTATAAAATAAACTCAATAAAAACTAATTTAAAAACTGGTAAATCAGACTTTGAGTTATTAAATGACGTTACATCAATATTAACATCAACTGGTAATAATCCAACACAAGTTACTGGATTAGTTGCATCAAATATAACAAGTACATCATTTACTGTTACTTGGAATCCAAGCACATCTCCAGATAATATTACAATGTCTTATTACGTTGTTTATGCAAATGGTGTAGCAGTTGGTGGGTCAATGGCACAACCTTTACAAACAACTTATTCAGATACTATTACTGGATTAAGTCCAGCAACATCATATTCAATTACAGTAGTTGCTTATGATATTTTATTAAATGAATCAACACCATCTGGTGCATTAGTAATTAACACATTACCATAATGATAAAAGAAATATTAGAATTGTTGAAAGATACAGATTGTAATGCAGAGATTGTACAATTAGCAAAAGGAAAAAATAAGTTTCCAGATAGTTTTAAAGAAATATTTAAAAGACAAAAACAAGAATTAAAATGGAAAAAATAGTAATTGATTTAGTAGCAAAAACAGATAAAGCCACAAAGGAGATTGAAGAATTAAAAAAATCCATAGAAGGTTTAAATAAACAAATAGTAGATTCAAATAAAGATACTGTTGATTCTTTAAAAAATATAGAAAGTCAATCTAAAAAAAGTACTAATATTGATAAAAGACTAGCTAAAAGTTTTACTGGTGTTGGATTAGCTATGAAAGCTGCTGGATTTGCTTTAATAATGAAAGCAGTAAATGCTCTTGGTGGTGCTATGGCATCAAATCAAAAGGTAGTTGATTTAATGAGTAGTACTTTTGAAACTATTAGTATTGTTCTTAAACAAGTTTCAGATGTTTTTATATCAATGATAGAAAAAGTATCAAATCTCACTGGTGGTTTTGATGCATTACAAAAAGTTATTGGAGGCAGTTTATCACTAGCAATAAATGTTGTTGTTGGTGCTATTCAAGGAATTGTACTTGGTGTTCAAAAAGCGCAATTAGCTTGGGAAGAATCTTTCTTTGGAAATGGCGACCCAAAAGAAGTTAAAAGATTGACTTTAGCAATAACAGAAACTCAAGAAAAACTTATTGAAACTGGTAATAGAATTTCTAGTTCTGGAAAACAAATAGCAAGTAATTTTGTAGAAGCAGTAGGAGAAGTAGGCTCTTTGGCTCAAGGTGTTGCAGAAGCAGTTTCAGAATCTATTGAAAAAGTAGATGTAAGACAAGCTATTGCAGATGGTAAACGTATTGCAAATGCAAAAAAGAATTTTGAACTTTTAGCATTACAACAACAAAGATTAGTTGAAAAATATGATTTACAAGCAGAACAACAAAGACAAATAAGAGATGATGAAAGTAGAACTATAAATGAAAGAATACTTGCTAATGAAAAACTTGGAGAAATACTTTTAAAACAAAATGAAGCTGAAAAACAAACTGTTCAATCAAGAATAGATGCTCTTAAAGAAGAAGAAAGATTAAAAGGAAAAAGTATAGAATTAACAAATCAAATATTTGAGTTAGAAACTGAAATGATTGCCATTGATGCTAAAGTAGCTGGTTTTAAATCTGAACAATTAACCAATATAAATTCTTTAAAAAGAGAACAAAGAGATTTAGAAAAAGAGAATGAAGAAACTAGATTAGATGAATTACAAGAAAGAGCCGATAGAGAAGTAGAGATAGAACAAAGTATTGCAGATAGAAAAAGACAGATAAATATGCAGTATATTGGTTTCGCTGCTGGTTTAAGTGGGTTGTTGCAACAAATAGCTGGTAAAAATAAAGCAATTGCTACTGCTGGTTTAATATTAGAAAAGGGTGCTGCTATCGCTAACGTAGTAATAGGTGCAAGTCAATCTATTGCATCTGCAAAATTTAATGAATCTAAAATACCATTCTTTATTCCAACACCAACTGGTGTTCCTATTTTTAATCCATTAAAACCAGCATCTTTAGCTGCAACTGCAAAATCAATAGCAATGACAAAGATTGGTGCTGGATTAGCAATAGCTGGTATTGGTGCTACTGCAATTAGTCAAGCAAGTGGTGTTTCTGGTGGTAATGTAGATACATCAAAACCGCCTACTCCTTCTGTACCAACTGCTCCATCTACACCTCCAGCATTTAATATAGTTGGTCAAAGTGGTACGAATCAATTAGCATCAGCTATTGGCGGACAATCACAACAACCAATACAAGCATTTGTAGTTTCAAGTGAAGTATCAACTGCACAAGAATTAGATAGAAATATAATTGACGATGCAAGTATAGGAGGTTAAAAATATAAAATAACACTAAAAAAATATTATATAATTATGAAAATAATAGAACTTATTTTAGATGATGATGAAGCAATAGGAGTAGAAGCTATTTCTGTTGTTGAGAATCCAGCAATTGAATCTGATTTTGTTGCACTTAATAAACAAGAAATTAAACTTGCTGAAATAGACAAAGAAAAACGTTTGCTAATGGGTGCTTTACTTATACCAAAGAAACCTATTTACAGAAAGTCTGGAGAAGATGAGTACTATATTTTCTTTTCTGAAAAGACTGTTGAGAAAGCATCTCAAATGTATTTGATGAATGGCAATCAATCTAATTCAACACTTGAACACAATTCAGAATTACAAGGATTAACACTTGTTGAAAGTTGGATAGTAGAAGATAAACAAAAAGATAAAAGTGCTTTATATAATTTAGATGTACCAGTTGGTACTTGGATGGGTAGTGTTAAAGTAAACAATGATGAAGTTTGGAATGACTATGTAAAGACTGGTAAAGTAAAAGGTTTTTCAATAGAAGGTTACTTTGCTGACAAGATGGAAAGACCAAATGAAGAACTAAAAGAACAATTAGCATCATATACAGACTATCCACAAGGAGCAACAAACAATGCAAAGAGAGCATTAGCTTGGGTAGAAAAAAATGGATGGGGAAGTTGTGGAGAAGCAACTGGAAAGAATAGAGCAAATCAACTTGCAAAAAGAGAGCCAATAAGCAGAGATACAATTGCTAGAATGGCATCATTTAAAAGACATCAACAACATAAAGATGTACCTTATTCAGAAGGATGTGGTGGTCTTATGTGGGATGCTTGGGGTGGTACTGCTGGTGTTAATTGGGCATCAAGAAAGTTAGAAGATTTAGAGAAACTAGAAGAACTTAAAAAACTATTATCATAATGAGGGCAGTATATTGTAAATGTAAAAATACTTATTCAATAGATTGCAAAAATAATAATGATAAAAATTGCAAAACATCAGAATACTGGAAACAAGGCATAGGAAGAATAAGTGCATCACCAACTTTAACAGATGCTACTTTTTACAATGCAATAAACGACATACTAGCACAAGACCCAAATGGAGATTTTTATTTAGCACCTTATGGAAAGATACAAGATTGGGATGTAAGCCAAGTAACTAATATGTCATCTGCTTTTCATAAAAATGATTTTAACGGAGATATTAGTAATTGGGATGTTAGTAGTGTAACTGATATGAGTTTTATATTTCATAACGCATATGATTTCAACCAAGATTTAAGTAACTGGGATGTTAGTGGTGTAATGGAAATGCAAGGAATGTTTTTAAATGCATCTTCTTTTAATCAGTCTATAGGAAGTTGGGATGTTAGTAGTGTAACTGATATGAATAGAATGTTTAAAGGTGCATCATCTTTTAATCAAGACATAGGTTCTTGGGATGTGAGTAGTGTTACAAATATGTTAACAATGTTTCAAAACGTAGTTTATTTCAATCAAGACTTAAACTCTTGGAATGTTAGCAGTGTTGAGAATATGAACGGTATGTTTCACGGAGCAAATGCTTTTAATGGAAATATAAGTTCTTGGGATGTGAGTAGTGTAGAAGGGATGTCTACTATGTTTCAGTACGCATACGTTTTCAATCAAGATATAAGTTCTTGGGATGTAGGTAATGTAATTAATTCGGCAAGTATGTTTAAAGAAGCTAATTCTTTTAATCAAGATTTAAGTTCTTGGAATGTTAGTGGTGTTACTAATTGCATAAATTTTAATCAAGGCACATCCTCTTGGACATTGCCAAAACCTAATTTTACAAACTGTACACCTTAAATAAATAATTAAAAATACAAAATATTAACTAAATTTTATTATATAAATATGAACACAGACAGAACATTATTAAACAAAGCAAGAGTTTTACTTGGATTAGAAGTGAAGCTAGAGCAAATGAAACTAGATAATGGTGCTATTTTAGAAGCAGAAGTATTTGAAGCTGGTGCAGAAGTATTCGTTGTTGCAGATGAAGAAAGAGTTGCAGTACCAGTTGGAGAGTATGAAGCAGAAGGTAAAACTATTGTAGTTTCAGAGGAAGGTATCATTGGAGAAGTAAAAGAAGCAAGTGCAGAAGAAGAAGCACCAGCAGAAACAGAAGCAGAAGAAGTTGAAGAAGAAGAATTATCAACTGAAACTGCATCTCCAAAGAAGATAGTTAAATCAATATCAGAAGAAATGTTTTTCTCTGAAATTGAAAAATTAAGAACTGAAATCAACGAACTAAAATTATCTAAAACAGAAGTTGTTGCAGAAGAAGTAGTTGTTGAATTATCAGAAGAAGTAAAAGAAGTAAAAGAAGAAAAAGTAGAGTTATCTGCTGAAGAAGTTGAAGGTATTTCTCATAATCCAGAGAATGTATCTGACAAAAAAGAATTAAACCTTTATTCTCAAAAAGGGAATAAAAACACATTAAGAAGTAGAATATTTAACAAAATAAACAAATAAGAAATGAGTTTATCAATTACAACAACGTATGCTGGAGAATTTGCTGGGAAATATGTATCAGCAGCACTTTTATCTGGAAATACAATCGCTAACAACTTAATTGAAGTTAAGCCAAACGTAAAGTTTAAAGAAGTATTAAAAAGAGTAAATCTTTCTGGTGCTATTGCAAATGCAACTTGTGATTTCACAGATGCTGGAGCAGTTGCTTTAACGGAAAAGATTATTGAGCCAAAAGAATTACAAGTAAATTTAGAATTGTGTAAAACTCCATTCAAATCTGATTGGGAAGCAGTATCAATGGGATATTCTGCTAGTGATAGTTTACCAGCTAACTTTTCTGATTACTTTATCGGATTAATGGCTGAATCAATTGCAGAACAAACTGAAAAAGATATTTGGGCTGGTGTAGCTGGTGCTGGAACTTTTGATGGTTTTAAAACTTTATTAAATGCTGATGCTGGACATACTGGAGCAAAGAAAATTGCTGGTGCTGCCGTAACTGCTTCAAATGTAGTTGAAAAATTAGGAGATATTGTAGATGCTATTCCAAGTGAAGTATATGGAAAAGAAGATTTACATATTTATGTTGCACAGAACATTTTCAGAGCATACAAAAGAGCATTAGGAGGATTCCAAACTGGAGGTTTAGGACATAACCAAGATATGGATGTTGAATACTTTGATGGTGTAAAAGTTGTAGCTTGTAACGGACTTTCTGACAACAATGCAATAGCAGCTCAAAAATCTAACTTATTTTTTGCTACTGGACTTTTATCAGACCATAATGAAATCAAGGTTTTAGATATGGCTGATTTAGATGGCTCACAAAATGTACGTTTCATTATGAGATATACTGCTGGAGTACAATATGCAGTTGTTGAAGATATCGTATCTTACGGATTAGGACTATAATCTAATAA